AGTATTAAAAAAACCTGGATTGTCGTTTAGTTGTTTGCTATTGCTATTCGATCCGGAAGTATCAGCTAGCGAAAAAAGTTTTGAACGATACGGAGGGAAAACGTTAGCGTACAGCGTTGAAAGGTGCTTTGCTAGCTTCATAACACCCAATTTTGCCGGATGAATAAAATCAGCTGAATACCCTGTACGCCAATTGCCGGTCGTCGATGCTGGGTCTACGCTGGGGGTATACATATCGACCAACAAAACATTCGGATAGTTAGCAAAATAGGCTAATTCCCATCTCACAAACTGCGCTAATTTGTCTGCGCGTGTAGTAACCCAATCCGTGTATCCGTTGCTGAGCGCCATCGGTGTCATCAGCACTAATCGACTGCCGCGGGATAGCACATACTCTGCAATGCTGATTAGGTTTGACTTCATATCATCTAACGTGATGCTGTTGACGCTGATGTCATTGATGCCAATGACACAAAATACATAATCTGGCGCAAGGTGAGCCCATGCTGTCAAATGAAATGCTAACATCTCTCTGGAATCATCTCCGCCCACACCAAAATTGCCTAAATTTTCTAATGGCGATCCTAATAGCGCATTGAATAGAGCGATGATATTTGAGTCTAACGCTCTGTTTTGTGCCACACATACAAATGAGTTGTTAATAAATGTGTATGGCCCTTGTAATAACGTGTCGCATGGATAGGTATAGGTATTTTCATTAACCACAGTGATTTTTTTGATGCCGCACAAACTAGGTATTTCAACATTATTCATGTTGACTAGGCAGTTAGTTACTAAGCCGTGAGACGTATGCACCACTGTTGCAATGCCATTGCTGCAGGTAATAGATGTCACAGTAGACGATTGATTTCCTCTTCCCATGATTGAGTCGCCGATAGTGATGTATGTCGGTCTGGTTAAAATCGGCGCAACTGGTTTGATAGATTCATCTTTTACGAGATATCGAATGCCGGATATTTTTACTTCGCCGTTCCCAGCTTCTTTAAGGCCCCCATCCGCCTCAAAATCCGCCATAGAATCATACTCAAACACCTGCCTAGCTGGACGCTTACCCATTACGCAATCCTCTCGGAAATGTTCGCCATGATGGTGATCTTGCTCTCCCCATCCCCCCAACCCGCAGGATCACCGGAGCGGAACGCTTGCGACAGCATGTAGACCTGGCCACTGGTTAAACGGATCGTCACGTCTTCGTTTTTGATGTTGTTGATCGCATCCAGATCGACACCGGCCTGCAGGTTGATGTTCAGATCCAACACGGCCGGTTTGCTGGTGGTTAAAAAGCCGCCGTCTTCCGGTAGGCGGCCGGGTTTGTGGTCGCGCATTTCACCACTGGGGGTAAACGTGCCTGGCGGTGAGGCTAAGGGCAGTTTGCCGATGGATGGCACGGATACGGTGCGGATGTTGTTTAATTCAGCCATGGTTTATAGCTCCTAAAAATTGTATTTAACCTTTGTATAAATCCCCCTCAATCCCCCTTTACAAGGGGGAGGCTCACCCCTCTTTTTCAAAGAGGGGCCGGGGGAGATTTTTAAACCCGCTTCGCAAACTGCGCACGGCCCGCCAGGATGTAAAAAGGCGACAACAGCACCGGTTTATCTAAATAGTTAAACCGGGACGTGTTGAGCGGGTCTTGTTCAACCACCAGCGTCTGCTTGTACTCGGTATAGTTCTGCACCCAACCGTGCTCGCGCATCAGCACGTTTTGATACAAGCTCAGCAAAAACGCCCGCACGCTGTCCTCGGTGGTGATGCGCAAGCCGGGTTTATACCCCTCGTTGGTTTTCGCCGCCGCCGTGCCGACGAAGGCTTTAATCGCGCCGATGCGTTGGGTATAACGGATGCGTTCCAGCACTTCCGGGGTGTTGACATCCAGATAAGCATCATCGGCGGAACCGTCCGGGCGGAATTGATGCAGGGTAATCAGGCGTTTAATGCTGCAAGTACCGTCCTGGCTGATTTGCATGATAGACATGCCTTTAAACAGCAGGCTGTTGGCATTGGTCCAGTCGTGATACGTCACGCCGATCATGCCGGTTAATGTGATGCCCTCTAATGATTCGACCGGGCTGTTGTACAGTTTGGGTGCGGCAGCTGCGCAGACAATCGCGGCGGCTTCCCATGTGGGGGTTGGATTAATCTCTAACGACAAATCCACGATATGTTCATAGTTTTTGGTTTCGCCAAATGCTGCGGCAGCGGCGTAATCGCCACGGTGAGCGGTAAACGCTCTAAAACCGGCTTGCACGGGCGGTTGATAGCGGCGTTGGCTTTCCGTGTGCCAGGCGGCCAGTGTGGCGGCGTCGTTATTACCCAGGGCAATGTAGCGATACCAGCGATTAGCGCCCAGCAAGGTTGTCAAGTTACCCGGCGCCGGGTCGCCCGATCCGCTCGCCATCGCGGCAATGGTGACTGCCAAACCGGTCGGTTTAAGTTCACCGTATAAATTCAAACGGATGTCGATTTGGTTGCCGCAGGTGCCTTTATGCCGTGCGGTTAAGGTAACCACGCTGGCCACCGCTGCGGCCGTCACCGGGATATCGGTGCTGGTAAACGCCGCCGCAATGGCTGTGGCGATTTGGGCCGTGGTCATGGTGGAGGTAATCGCCACGCTGATCAGTTTGCCCGCCACATATAATGACAAAGTGCCGTCAGCTGTGGCGGGAGCCGTGACAGTAATCGTACCCGTCGCCGCTACACCTGCACCGTTGTCGGCATAGGGCAGCATGTATAAATCCAGGGTGGGATCAATCGCCCGATAACGCGCGGCCATTTGATGCAGCATGGAGCCTGCGCCCGCTTTGGTTTGTGCATCAAACACCGAGCTAATGCGGGTAATCTCGCCTGCCGGTGCGGTGCCGGATGCCAGCTTTTGGCCGACCAACAGCACGGCGGGGATATCATCGCCCAGCCCGGCCTGGCTGCCGTCAATCTCGATATAAACGCCCGGATAGCGTAGCGCCTGGGGAACGTGGTCGTAGGAAATAGTCATAATGCGGGTGCTCCTGTGTAAACCAGCTCACTGTAAGGGCCGGGATCGGGTAAATAATTGGTCATCAGGGCGTTGAACGCGTAACGGTCGGCCCAGTAAATGTCGTTTGCGGTGTATTCCAAGACACGTCCGCCCTTAAAGCTTAGCGGCCTGATATCGGCTTCAATCTCCCAGCCTTGCAGCTTGGCGCGTACCGCGTGGCGATAGGCCAGCAATACATCGTCTGTTTCCCCAGCTCGCTGGGTGCGTGTGTTGGCAATAGCGATTACCACGTCAAAACTTAACGCTACATCCGCCGCCAGCCCTTCTGAATCTACATCGTCGGTTTTATCGTTGGCACGTATCAACCAGCAGGCTGGTAACGGCAAAGCTTCTTGACGTACCTGGGCAAACTCGGCTGCGCCCGCAACGTCCCGAAACCAGGCATGGGCAAAGCCCGCCGGTTTTGGGGTCAGATGTTGTATCAGTGGAGTGAGCGAGATCATTACCAATCCTCAATCACAGCGGACGTGCCGCCATAACGCCGGGCCGAGCTTTCGAACTGCACCAGGTCATCGGATATCACTGGATCGGTGGGTAACGGCGGCTCGGGTGGGATCAAACTCAGTTTGCCAGTCGCATGGTTATTTAAGACATCAAGCACGCCTTTGTAGGCTTTTTCGACATCGTCGGTCATGCGTTCAGCGCCTTGCAGGTAATACAGCGCCACAGTAGACGACAAACGCGCCACTAGCGTGGTTTGCAGCGTATCCGGCAATCCATAGCTCAATAACAGCGCATCCGCATCGCCCAGCGCTTTATCAATCGCATCCAGCGCCAGAGTCAGCGCGGCTTGCTCGTCGGGGGTGTAGCCGGTCAGCGCACCGCCATCAATAGCCACCCGTAACGACTCATCCGGCGGCATGGCTACATCAGCCGGTACCGCCAGTTGCATCAACCGGCGGGCATTGCTGCGGGCTAACAGATCGGCGCGGGTGGCGAATGGCATTAGTCAGCCGCCGCTTGATTTTTGATTTGATTCCAGGCTTGGTCGCGTTCTGCGGCCAGCACTTTGAAACCGGTCAATGCGGAAACAGCATCCAGATTTGGGCTACCATTCGTTAACCAATGATCGACATTGTTCTGGTCGAGTTGTGCAATAGCCGATTTGATGGCGTCTAGACGAGAATCCATAGCGGATTTGTCGCCGCCTCCATCGACTCCAGCAGTAGCGAGGGCCTCGGACGCGTCCGCCTCCGGCCCTCTTTCGGTTGGTTTTTCTTCCCCCTCAGCAGCGGACACCGTGCCTGCGTGCTCACTATCTCCCTGTGCGGTGCCCGCCGAGTCCTGTTCAACCTTAACGTCGCTCTCGGGTGGGTTATTCTGTTTTTGTGCCGTTGGGCTGGTGGCGTACACCTCAACCAACACGGTCGGCGTGTCGCTTACTTCCAAATACGGGTCTTCATTCAACGCGGCCAGCGTGGCTTCATCCACATTGTCCAACTCGGTCCAGTCGCGGTTAAACCGCAAACCAGCACGGTCACGTTTTTGTAAATCGGTGCGTAGGTTTACGCGGCAATACAGTTTTGGCATGTCAGTCTCCAATCAGGTTGTCTCCCTCTCCCTTGATGGGAGAGGGCCGGGGTGAGGGTGTTACAAATCAGGCCTTATTGCACCCAAGGCGTGACCAGCAAATCCACCCGTTTGTAGTTGGTATTGCTCTCACCGTTGCCGATCATCTCTTTAGCCAGCAAAGTTTCAGCCGCCACGCGGTTAGTCGGTCCGCACACTAACAAACTTGGGTTAGTCCCCAGCTTGATACCGCCGTCGCCGGTCTGGCTGATCATGCGGTTATACAAATCGTCAAAGTTGGTAGCGTTCAAAGTGGCTTTGGATCCATAGCAACACTGCCAAAACCCAAACGCCGCCGCACCGCGCCACCTGCCACCAAACGAATACACGTCGTTTTCGAAAACGTTGGTGGTGGCTGCCGTAGTTTGGCTTTCCAATTGCGCCGGCACTCGTTCTTGTAGAATCAGCGCAGGCGCATTGGGGGCGAATAGATACCAGGGCGCACCCGCACCGGCTTGAATGTTGGAGGTAGCCACCGCCGTACCGGTGCCATCGGCATTGGGATAAACCGGGTGATCGGTGTCAAAAAAGAACTGGTCGTCGTAACAGTTGGTAGACCAACCCAACAACAGCATGCCAAAGATCAATTCGTCTTTTAAGCGCTGTGCCGCCGCACCATGGCCACGCGCCACATTGGCGTAATGTCCAAAATCGTCGTCTTCCACGTCCGTGCGTTGCACGTCGATAGTCGCTTCGTACTTGTCATTGACGACGGTGTAGGCTTTTTCAGCAATCGCTTTATGCAAACGAGAGCCGACCCATTTACGGAAGGACGGCCATTGCGTTAACCAGGCGTAGGTGCTGCTTTTGCTGGATGACTTCATCAGCTCGGCAATGCGTGCCCAGTTGCTCGGGGTATCAATCAAGCCTTTGTCAAAATTGGCCTGCAACGTGGTTTTAAGCGCGTCGATTTGGGATTGTGTCAGCATCATATGCTCCTGTTAAAAAAATTCGTGCCGGGTTATTGGGCGTGTTTTTTCTGCGTCGCCAAAAACTCTTCAGCGGTCACGCCCATTTGCTCGGCAATCTTGGCCTGTTCGGCAGTCAGCGCAGCGGTTTGGGTGGTGTGGCCGTCGCCGGTTTGGCGCTGGGTGACAGGTAATGGATTCGTCGCTTCCAGATATTCTGTCAATGCCGCCAGGCTTTGTTTCTCCGCCCACGGCTTTTGTGCTGGGGTCAATCGGCCATCAGTCAGGGCGGCGTTTAGCAGATCGGTATGTTTTTGCTGTTCTGCTGCCTGCGCCGCGTCGGCTTGTGCTTGTGTCAAGGCGGCCACCTGGGTTTTCAGGTCGTCGCGTTCGGTGGTCAATGCGGCCAGCGAGGTTTTTAAACTGTCACGCTCAACGGTCAAAGCCGCCACCTGCGTGTTCAGGCCGTCGCGCTCTACTGTCAGCGCCGCCAATTGTTCTTCGGGTTTGGGCATGTCGTCGTTCTCCGTGTCGGGATGGGGTAAATAAAAATGTTTGGTGAGGGCTGCAAGTTCGCCGGAGTCGAGGCTATCCAGGCCGTCAAGGCCTGGGGTGTTAGTCATCGTTACGTTAATGATGTCCAGCACCTCGCCTGTGCCAGCCAGATAAATAAACAGCGAGCTGATGTAGCGATATTCTTTTTTGATGATGTGTTTTTTAGCGTCTTCGGTCCAATCCACTCCAACAGCGTATAAACCCTTGCCATCGCGCCACTCCATGTCGTGGAACCAGCCTGCGGCTAAATTTTTTTGGCCGTTTTGCTCTTTGCGTAGGTTTTGATGCTCATAATCGATGAGCGTGTCGTTTTTGCGGGCACGCAATCGAGCAATCACGTTGGTTGCGATCGTGGCATCCAGCTGCCAGGCATCGGCATCTTCGGGCCGACCGTCGGTTGCGCGAAACGGACCCACCGGCAACAAATGCGCAGCACTCGGCACGGTGCCGTCGGTAGCGATTTCAAACGCGAGAGCAGCAATATTGACAGCGGGTTTGGACATATCGACCTCAAAAAATCTGTTGAGGCCAGTATCCGGATTTGTAAGATTTGAAACGATGCTGGAAACGTTTCCCAGGCTGAGGTGATGCGATTGAATCTGAGGCGATTTAAGGCGCACCTTTGCAAGACTGCGCTTATGACCCGTTTAAAATCTTGTGAACGTTTCTCGCGGTTTTTAAACGGGGTTTTGAGGGGGTTTAGCCCCGTCTCGTGGGGCCATGCCGACCACTTCGCCCAGTGTGAGTTGCACCAGGGTGGCTGCGGGTGTTTTTTGTAGCTGGCTCACCGCCCGCTGGAGCCGTTGCCGCCGAGCGGCTCTTGTTTGGGTTAATCGAATAAGTCCATCTGCGTGCCGGTATCGGCCATGCTGCGAATGTTGGTAATTTGTCGGCTGCTGAGGTTGTACACGCGCGCTTGCTGGGCAATGCTTTCGCGATAGGCATTGATGATGATGGCGTGATTGCGATGCACGGCCAGCAGCTTGTCGGCTTTGGGGCAGGTAAAACGGTTGCTGGCGTCCAGGTGTGGCGCTAACGTCACGCGCAGGCGGGCCAGCTCGTCTGGATTGAGTCCGAGGGTTTTGGATTTGCGTTGAGGTAGATGGATATTGACGCCGCCGTGATCGCGCAGCCACTCTTGAGCGCGGGCAAAACCTAGCGCTTTGACCACCGCCCGCAGGACGGGCGGCAGGGTGGCTAACAGTTCGGGGGCGACGTCGGGAAAGTCCATTTTTATCGTGCCATCCAGGCTTTAAGTGCTTCGATAATCGCCTGACCTTCTTCAGTGGTCAGGCTGTCCAGGTCGGGGACGTTATGCGCGGTTTGACGGGCACAAAACGCCAGCAAAGCCTGACGGGTAGCGTTGTTGACTTTACCCGCCTGACCCAGCTTGCCCCACAGTTTAACGATGTGGCCGATTTGTGGCGATACGACTTTTGGACGGCTTGACGCGCCATTGTTGGCTGTGCTTTGGTGAGTTTTCCGCCGTTGCCAGCCGCGCAACGCATAATCGGCTAGCACGTTTGACAACTGCGGCATATTGAGGGTTTTGGCGCTAACCCGGCCATTTTGCTCAATCGCACCATGCCGCACCAATAGCATCCGGTGCATGTCATCATCCCAGCCGGGCAGGTGTTTCTCTGCCCAGCTTTTAGCAATGCCGACCTGCTGCAGGTAGTGTTTGACCAGGTCGCTCATGATCCAAACTCATCATGCAACTCGGCGTCCAACTCATCGGCCTCGTTTTCGTAACGGGCCGCCAGGCGCATGTCCTCGTCGTAGGCTAGGCGGCTGTCTGATCTTAGGGCTGACTCGCGGACATTGCGGGCGCGTTCTCGCAATTCTCTAACCCGCTCTTGTTGTGCGGCACGTTCTATAGTCGTCATCACACCACCTCCTGTTCAAACGGGACGACGGCGAAATCTTCCAGGCCGCTGTTGATAGTGATGCCTACAATGCCGGATACGGCTTTAGGATCGGCCAAAATAGCTTCTTTGTTGATTTCATCCTTACTGCGGATAAATCGACTCAGTCCCAAGTTGCGCAATGTTTCGATAACCTTATCCGCTGCACGGATGCCCACACTATTGGGACGTATCCGCCAGGACACTTCGCCTGTAATCAGGTTGGCGGTTTTGCTGCCGTTTTTGCACAGCTCGCCGCGGTTTGCTTCACACCAGGTTTGAATGCCGTTTACCAGCGTTTCACAGCGGGTTTTAAGCGATTCGATTTCAGTTTTGCGGGCGCTGGTGATTTCAGCAATCGCATCGTTCATCTCGGTTTCGATGCGCGTTAAGTGGCGCTGCACGTCACCCAGGATGCGGATGGCTTCCATGGTTTCGTCTTTGGTCTGGCAGCTATACGCCGCTGCCGGGGCTTTATGTTTCTTGGCCATGTTGGCTCCTGTGTTGGTTTTTGTAGGGTACGCATGGCGTACCTTTAGGCTTGTCCGGTACGCGATGCGTACCCTACGAGGTGTCAGGCGGCTTCAATGGGTCTTTCCATCCCGCAGGTGGCTTGGACTTGGTTTTCTTCTGCGCGGTATCCACCAAGTCCGCCATCGACACCGGCGCGCCGCCGACATTGCTGCGGTTGCGGGCCTGCTCGATCTTGTCTTGTTCCTGCTTGCGTGCTGCTGCCTCGCCGCGACCGGCGATCATGCTCAGCAGATAGCCGTTGCTTTTTAATGGCAGCACTAAAGTTTCCGGGCGGTTGACGACCAGCTTCATCATTTCCGCTTCCCAGATCCCTTGGGGCGCTGAGTAGGCGATGCCGTTGCGTTTGATCTGCGCGGCTTTAATCAGCGGCATCAACTCCTTAGTCAATGCCAGTCGGCGGCTCCAGCGCAGCTCTTGTTTGGTGGGTTTAAACAGCTCCAGATAACGCAACAGCGCACCCACCAACCCAACCGGCAAATCACTCAGCAGCGCAGTCCATTCGTTGCCCGCCAGCATTTCCATCGCCTGCACTACGTCGATGTCTTTGGCGCAATACGGGCAAGGGATGGTGCAAGCGTTGCTCACAGACGGCACTCCAAACCGGCGACATGCACTAACGGCACATGGGTTAACTGATACGCCACCATGGCCAGACCTACGCACGCAACCAGTAGCGCGATACGAGTCCCCACCAGCTCCCAGGTCAACCGGTCGATTTCGTTGTACTGCTGTTCGATCAATTTGCCATTGCCGTCCAGGCGGGTCGACAGGTCATTGATACGGTGGGTTTTTAAGGTATCGATAATGCGTTCAACTGTTTTCATCATTCGTCTCCATCACGGATGGCCCAATCGGAGGCCACGCGGGTTTTTGTGGTTACAGGCTTTGTCATCCGGGCCAATATTTTTTTTATCTGCCTTTGGTCGCGTTGCGGCTGCGGGGCGTAATCCCCGCGCAAAAACGGCCCGACCAGCGGCGATAAGGTTTTAACGGGTTTGTTGCGGCTGTATCGCATGGCCGCCTCAATGCCGTAGGGCAGACGTGTTGATGATCGAAACCGCTTTATCCACGCCATGCGCGGCCAGATACTCATTCAATGTGTCAATCAAAAAAGAGCCCATGGCATAAGCCACGGTTTTGTCATCACTGGGGTGGCGCATGTCGTGGGCTTTAACCACCACGCCCTTGCCGTTGTCTTCGATGCTGATTAAAAAGGTGCTCATAGTGCTGTCTCCAGTTCGGGTCCGGCGGGCATCTCTGCCCAGTGGGTGACTGCGCCGTAGGGGTGTTGGTCGCCCATCACGTCATAAAAATTATGCTGATTGAAATAACCCAGCCAGACCGGCTCATTTAGCGTGGGGTGGTACAGCAGTACCGTCATTTCGTCGTCGGGTAACGACTCGTTGACGTCTAGCCATTCAATGCCTTCCATTACGATCATGGCAGCCCCCTACGCAATGGATTGCAGGCACAACGCCTGTTTGGCCACAGCATCCACCAGCGCCACTGTCAACTCGCGGCCGTTTCTAAACTGGGTAATCGCCGCAACCAATCCCTCGATCAACATCCGCGCGCTGCCCTTGCTGTAGGCATGCAACCTGGCTTTGACGTCATCGCTAATTTCCTCTTCACCAAACGCTGCCTGCACGAGTGCGGCGGCGTCGTCTTTGGTGATGGCTTTAACCGTTTCCGGCCAAAAGCCGGTGCGGCTGCGGATCTGGTCAAACTGGCCTCGCTCGGGGCGTATCAGGCCGGTTAACTGTTCGGTGCCGCAAAGCACAATGCCAATGTTGGCTAAGTCGCGCAGGCGGCGCAGGGTGTGTAAAACGTGCGGTGTCAGCGTGTCCGCTTCATCAACAATCAACAGGCTGTCGGTGTTGCGCAAGCTATCGACGATGGACCTAAACTTGTCATCAATACTGCCCTTACCTTCGTAACCCGCCACGGTGCGCGCCAATAGTTTGATGAGGCTTTGCACAGTCATGGTGGGCGTGGCTTCTACCAAATAGGTGTTGGGCGTGGTGCGTTGGTAATGTTTGGCTGCAAAGGTTTTTCCGGTGCCGACATACGCCGACACCACCGCAAAATTCCGATAGCGCCGCGCCATTTGAAAGGCTGTATTCGCCAGGCGAAAAACGCTGGTTTCCACTGGCGCCACCACATCAGCGGCGGTATCGTCGGCGTGCTTCATGGCGCTGGCGATTTTGACTAACAACACGCCAGGGGGTGTGGCATACGTGCCGCCGAGGATTTGACTCAGGCTGGCCGGTGATATGCGCGCCAACCGAGCCAGCGCGGCTTGTTTGTAATTGCGTTCGGTCATCCAGATCTTGATCTCATCGACCAACTGGATGTCCTCCGGGGTGTAATGTTCTGGGTAGGTGCTCACGGGTTCCTCACTCAAAGTTAAAAATATCGATATCAATTTCGGGTTCTGGCAGCGTGGGTGTGCTGTCCAGCAGGGTTTGTGCATCGCTGGCGACGGCGTCGGCGTCGATCACTAAACCAGCACGGGCTTTTAGTTCGTCCAGCTTGCGTTGTTGGCGCTTGGTGGCGTCTTCCAATGCTTTGGCGCGGTTGTCTTCCATAAACGAGTCGCTGACGTTGCCTATTTTTTCCACCAATGTGGCTTCGCAAATAAACTCGCCTTTCAAAGTGCGAATATCGGCGGTTTTGTCATTCAGGATGTCAACTTCCACTAACACCGCTTGTCCGTTCCAGGCATGCAAATCAGTGTGCAAGTAACGCCGGTTGTTGATCTGCACAGCAGCTTTACTGACAATCCGTTTCTCGCTGGGTCTGGCTATTTGCCGTGCCGAGGCATGCGGCTTGATCGGTTGCAGTTGCGACCACACTGACCAATGGGTTTGGGTCTTATCTTCCGGATGCTTATCGTGGTGGTATTCCTCCAACCAAACGTCATAAGCCGCCACAAACTCAGCCAATGACGGCGGCGTTAAACGACCGTTTTTGCAATCGTTGGTGGTTTTGTTCAAAACCTCCGCCGCCATGTCGGTCCCGCAGTAAAACTCAGGACGCCAAAGCTTCAAGAAACGGTCTTTAACTGTCCTGTGAAAGCGCTCCACATGACCTTTACCACGTGGGTTATGCGGTATGGAATGAATCACTTCCTGCACACCAGCCCGCCGGTAATAACCGCCAAGCTCATCATCAGCCAGCTTATTTTTGTAACCGGAACCGTTATCCACATACAGGATCGGCGGCACATGGTCCCAGCGCTCGAAGATTTCCGCCCAGCCGATCATTACGTCATAACTGCCTTCGTTGGCCATGATGCGATAGCCCACCAACACCCGGCTTTTCAGGTCAATCACATGCATGATTTCAGGCCGCCAAATGTCGCCAGTGACGGGGTGAGCCAGATACACGTCGGCCCGATAGCCATCCGCCATGTAAATATCACCCGGCAACAGGTTAGCCGTGCAACGGACCACATACTTGGCTTGGGTCTGCTTGTACAAATCCCGCCCAATCCGCGCCGGTGACATCTGTCCCAACGTGGCAGGCAACGCCCGCAGGTAATAGCGCACCTGATCAAACGAACAGCTATGCCCGTAACGGTTGACCAAGGCCCGATGCACCGCCGATATATCCGGCTTGCTGGGCTGGCTGTAGAGTTCCAGCGCCAAGCCTTCCCAGCCGCCTTCTTGCCGGACTTTGCCTTTGTGCTGTTTGATCAAGCCATCCAGACCATGATCACGGTACGCCGCGATTTTTTCGAATACCGTGGTTCTGGATGGCATGGTTTTTTTACCTACCGCGATAGCCTCCAAAAAGCCCAGCATTTTTGGGTCCAAGTCGCTGTCTTTGGCTCGTGCCATAAACAAATCCACCGCCGTCGTGAGGGAGCCGCGCACGCCTTTGATAGCATCGATTGCCCAAATCACTTGTTCCCAATTCAGCGCGTCTTGTTGCTTAGACTTGGCCGCTTTTTCAAACTCAGACTTCTGATGAAGGTTGAGTTGAATCACCTCGGCGCGTGTCGCGGCGCGCGGCAGCTGGCTATCACCCGGCGTTTTCATGACCGTGTTCCGTGGAAAGGGTTGCGCGGACATGGCTGCTACCCATTAAGGCCGACGGTGCGTTGGCGAAGTAGCGCTTCACGATGCGCCAATGATTGACGCAAGTAATCAGCACGTATTTCCTGATGTCCAATCACAGTTAGCCCATCCAAGATGAAGACATCAACACCATCGCTGGCGTATTCTGCGCACTCGTCATCGCTAATGAACAATAAAATACATTCACCAAAGAGCGCTGGATGCACCCATGTGGGATCAAAAGAGGCGGCTAAGCGACAGCCAATAACCAAATGCGCACGCTTACCAAGGCCAGTTGCTACCTTGCGCCAATCGACCTCGTTAAAGCGCTTTTCATGAGACGCTTTTTCGCGCTCTGACATGGCATCGCCGACGCACCCCACCAAATACGCCTCGATGATGCGCATATCGATGGACTCGTCACACACACCGCTAATCTGCCTATACATCCTCGCCTCCTTTTTTATTGCTGCTACCTTTCTTACGGCCTGGCCCTGGACGTTCAGCCGAGCGCTCAATGTCGCGCTTGTTTTTGGCACGGGTAAAGTTAATGTCGATCATGGTTACACTGTCTTGCAAACGCGCCTTTTCGTCGTCTCGCAACAGGTAATTGGCATTGGTTTTGATTGGCAATAAATCGCCAAGATCGTCTTTAATACGGGCATACAGCAATTCGGCGCGCGCCAGTAAACCGCCCGCCGCAATGGCGATAGCATGCAGTTGCAATTCGCGCTCTTGATGGCTGGTTTCGGAATCGTTGATCACTTCGCCGTAGATCACATCCAGCGCATCGACGTTGACGCGACTGGCATACTCCAACGCCGCCGCTTCATGGCGTACTTCCACCGTGCGGGCGTTGTAGATACCCTCACCGGGTTGTTTGGCTTTGGTCAGGTTGTTGTGTTCGCGGCGCAGGGTTTCATGCTGTTGCCTCAGTATTTTGTACTCGGCTTCCTGTTGTCGGATGGTATCGCGCAAGTCCCGGACGCTCAGCGATTTCAGCTCGTTATCAGGATCTTCCAACAGATCCTGAACTACCTCAGGATCGGCAGCAGCAAGCGCCCTGAGCTTTGTTTTGCTGAGCATAAATACTTGTTTGCGCTTTTCGGGATCAAGGCTGGTGTAAAATTTTGCGGTCAGCATCAAGTCAGACGCCGTTTGCTGCGTTACGCCATGCGCCTTCAGCAGTTTCAAAAACTCGCCGCGCTCACACTCGGCCTTGGCTTTCAGCATCAAATAGCCCGCTTCCAGCACTAACGCCGCCGCCGTGTTTTGTGCCGCCACCGCCCGCTCAACACAAGCCGCCACCGAACCCGCCAACGATATACCCAACCCAGCAGCAACCGACTCATCTGCAGAATCAAGCGACCCCGTTGAAAGTACGGAACGTTCCGTACTTTGGTTAATGGGCGAAATGTCAGAACGTTCCGCACTTTGAATTATTGGCGTCATCGCCTGCATATCGGCATCGATATTGACCAGCTCACCGTCAATAAATGTGCGGACGGGGGGTAGTTCGTCGTCCATATCCAATTCAAAATCTATTTCAGACATGACGAACTCCCGTGATGACAAATCCAACGTCGACACCAATTTCATACGCTGCCTTCAAGAATTTAGCGGTCGGCGTGGTAGTGTTTAATTCCCACATCATGACTGCTCTCTTTGTTACGCCGATTTTTCTACCGAGCTTTGTCTGGCTATATCCAAGCCTGTTTCGCTCTTCTTTTAACCTGTTTCCGATTGATGAAATATCCCGGCGAGAACGCTTTTTTTCTTGCTGTGACGTTAACAACTTTGGCGATTCAAGAACCGTTGAGAGCATTTGTAATGCAGATACTGGTTGCACTTTGGCGACAGGCATCACTGTTATTCCGCCGATGTCAATGCCACGATCCTTAATTATGGTGTCATTAATGTTCATGTATAATTTCCTATGCAGTTGTGGTAATTGGGCGTTATTGCGCTTTTGGAACAGGCTTAACGCCCAATGCTTTGGCGGCTTTGAATGATTTCCCGCGTAACGCTGGGGAGCGACCATTGAGAATTCGATACACCAAGTCACGCGGGTATCCATTCTGGTCTGCCCATTGGCCTGGGCATTCGCCGTTATCGGTAAACTGTTGTTTTCGTTCAGCAGGGGTCATGTTTGGCTCCTTTTATTGATTTTGTGAAATGGTATTTAAAATACCGTGATGTAATTAAAATACTATTAGCAAAGACTGTCAAGGGGGATATGTGAATTTATTTGACGAAGCCATGCTGAGGCTCAAACAACAACTAAAAGTTACGGAAGATAAGGAAGCGGCAGATTTTTTAGGGCTATCGCCAAGAGCTTTAGCTGGGAGAAAACAACGGGAAAGCTTTCCGACCAAAGAAGTCTTTGCGCTGGCTGCGCAACGTCCAGAGCTAGGTCTTGATCCTGATTGGATTGTGACTGGCACAACGATCAGGACAGAGATTGACGATAGACAAGTAGCGTATTTAGTACAGTGCTATCAAATCATGAGTCCGCATGATAGAAAGGCCATGCTAAAGATTGCTGGCGCGCTATCGGATGTCGCCAACTTACCTAGCGAAGAAATCACCAGAAGGCTAAGCAACTACCAAACTTAAGGATAAAAGGATGAAACAAGAGAAACAAAGCAAAGAAAAAAGCCTGCCTTTAGCAATCGGCTTAAATGTTGTGCTGCCCGGATTGGGCTATATGTACATGGGAAAATGGATAATCGGTATCGCAGGCTGTTTGCTAATTATGGCGATTTCTTGGAATGCCTTTCTTTCAGGCGGCGATGTTTTAACAACTTGGCTGATTGTCAATCTCATCATGGCTATCGACATGTTGATTCTGATGAATAAAAACAAAGCAAAAATAATCGCTAACGAAATGAAGAAATGTCCAGCTTGCGCAGAGCTTATTAAAAAAGAAGCCGTGGTTTGCCGATTCTGTAATCGAGAAGTATGAAGCTAAAAATGAAAAGGATTTTCCTAATTTTGCTTTTAATATCCGCAATAACCTATGCAGGCGAATGGACTGGAACGGTTATCGGCATCACTGACGGCGATACAGCCACAGTGCTGAATGCTGAAAACCAATCGATTAAAGTTCGCCTGGTCGAAATCGATGCGCCTGAATCCAAGCAAGCATTCGGCAATCGAGCCAAACAATCACTAGCTGAGCTGTGTTTTAAAAAGCCGGTGGTCGTGATGGATAAAGGCCATGACCGCTATAAGCGCACTTTGGGTCGTTTGATTTGTGATGGTGTTGACGCCAATGCCGAACAAGTTAAACGCGGCATGGCCTGGGCATATCGGAAATATCTTAAAGACTCTTCAATCCTAGATTTGGAAACCCTGGCCAAAAATGGCCAAGTAGGCCTATGGGCTGACATCAATCCAACCCCGCCTTGGGAATTTAGGCACCCTCACAAACCTTTAAATCAGGAGTAAACCATGCAAGTCATTTTCAAAGCTCTAGTCACTGCAATCATGGTAATGGTCTGTATTTCATCGACAGCAGAAGCCAAAGGCAAACAGCCTTGTTCCGGCAAAAAAGGCGGTATCTCGCATTGTTCTGGCGGAAAATTTGTATGTAACGATGGCTCGATAAGCAAGTCTAAGAAGACTTGCTCAAAATGAAGTTTGCAAATTAAGTCGGTTGGTAATCTTTTTTAAAGATATTAATTTTATTTAGCTCTGGCACGTTTTAAGACCCGCGTCAGATGATCTGTTGCGATGGTTTCAACCAAGTCGCGGTCGGCATCTGGGAAGCCAATCAACTCACGCTTGGGTAATCCAGGATGATTGACACGTTTTGTCACAATTCCTGCAAATGCTAAGGCTTGACGTTGACGCGGCGTAATCAGATGCGGAGCTGTTCCGAATTGGTGAAACCCGGCCAGTTTACTTTCGCGAGACCCATCGAACCATAGCCGCAACTCATCGCCATTTACCTGATAGGTTAACGAGCTCAACATGTCGCCTGTATCGCGTAATATGCCACCGGCGCGCACCCTTCTGACGGTGGCTAAGCTCATTGACTTATTTTTTCGGAATGATTCTTTTTGTTTCTTCCAAACCTTTGCACCAATGGTCAATGGCGATAAGGTTTTCCATGGTGAGCCATCGGGGGCGAGATTCGCTTTATGTCGTTTCCTATTGGCGCGTAATAGCATTTCTCCGATGCTATCCAACATCTTGTCCGGTTGCTCAATCTCGCCTCGTGCGGCACGTAATGTATAAAGCAAATGACTGGTGTCAAATTCAAGTTCGAATTGCATGGGTTACTCCTAATAGCGAGTAAAAAAAATCTTAATGATCCAGCTGGTATTTCATCTAATAGAATGTGGAGTACGAGCGGGCTTGTCCGTATAAAACATCGCCGCAAACATAGTTGACAGCAAGCCTTTGATAAATTCCCACTGAGTTAATATCTTAATATGGCACATCATCGTCATAATCATCACCCACCGGCCCACTAGCCGCCGTTTGCCCGGCGCCGTTACTTTTCCCAGTCAACATATGCATTTCACTTACGATGATTTCAGTGGTATAGCGTTCCACGCCGTCTCTATCCTGCCATTTACGCGTCTTCAAACGGCCTTCAACGTAGATTTGATGACCCTTTTTAACGTATTCGATCAGCACTTTCGCCAGGCCGGAAAAGAACACTACCCGGTGCCATTCTGTATCCTCTTTGCGTTCTCCGCTTTCGCGATCTTTCCAGCGTCGAGTCGTCGCCAGGGTGATGCTGGCCGTGGGTGTGCCGTCAGGTAAGTAGCGTACAACAGGATCATCACCCAGGCGGCCGATGAGTTGGGCTTTGTTTAGCATGAGACATCCTTGCGGGTAAACACCCGACGTTTTAAAAAGGGTATTAAGCGATGGCCGTCCAGGATGATAAAAAGCACTAAGCCCACTATCAATGCACTGCCACAAAACAGCGGCCTATCTAAAAACTCTCTCATCGTTTTTCCCTGGGTGGTGGACTATCCGCGATCGGCAAGCGCAGCATGGCCCGCCAAACCCGGTTAAATTGTTGTAAATCGGCTGACACGGCCTGCCACTGCTGTTCCGTGCGGCCTTGGCTCAAATAAAACGCTTTGATGCGCTGGTAAGTTCGCGCTACATTGTGTTGCCAATACTGACTCATTCACCCTCCGCACCGGTCAACACTCTATTCGTCTCTTATCTCACTGTCCGCGCTGGAAACGTTTCCAGCCTCATCAAACCTCGCGCGCGCGCGTAATCTGCAGCCTGTGTTTTGAATTAATTTTTTGTGGGGATTGTGATGACGAAATTACCAAGATTGTTTGTTTGGCTAGCCATTGGGCTATGGTTGTTTTTTCTGATTGGGATAGCCTACCCGGCTCAAATCGGCGTGGCGGTGTTTAAAGTGGCGCTGTTGGCAGTGGCGGGTTATTTGGGCTATTGGCTGGATCGGTCGCTGTTTCCGTATGCCAGGCCGGACGGTTATTTAGCCGAAACCAAACATAAACGCTATTACAACGACCCCAAAGAGCATGCTGCCGATTTCAAGGTTAACGAGGGTTATCACCAGGTGTTTTGTTCGGCGATGATTCGACGAGCCATTATTGTCGGTTGCGCCATGTTGGCTGTTGGGTTGGGGGCGTAATGCGTAGGCCTACAAAAACCTCGGTTATCGGCGACTTGCTATATCTGGCGCTGATGGTGGGCGTGGTCGCGTGGTCGTTACCCGCTCATGCCGCCACTATGCCACGCACTGCGATTCAATACCGTGCCGATCTTACCCGAGTGGCGCATGCCGAGTGGGGATTGGATGCGCCAATTGCGGCATTTGCCGCACAAGTGCATCAAGAAAGCGGCTGGAATCCGCGTGCCGTTTCGCAAGTCGGCGCACAAGGCATGGCGCAATTTATGCCCGCCACAGCGCGTTGGTGGTGCGATAAAACCGGCACCATGCCTGCCAACTGCCTACCCAGTAACCCGGTCTGGTCATTACGTGCGTTAGTGGGTTATGACCTCTGGTTGTATGAGCGGGTGAAAGGCTCAAATGAATTTGACCGGCTGTGGGCTGCGTTGCGTAGTTATAACGGCGGCTTAGGGCATTGGCAAGCTGAGGCGAAAATCGCAGGCTCGCTTAAACGCGCCGATGTGGACGGCGTCTGTGGGGCGGCCAAGCGCGCGGCTGTACATTGCCGGGAAAATCTGGATTATCCCCGGCGCATTTTAATCAATCTGCAACCGCTCTACGCCAACTGGGGTCGGGCGGTGCTGTCATGAATCGTCGGCAAATCATTTTTTTAGCGGAGAGGCTAAAGCGCGGCTATCGCTTGGTACGTGCAGCAGCCACTGTACATTCGGCTGTGACGATTGAGCATTCGGCATTAGCTAGATCATTTATCGCTGAAGCGGCTATCACGCACCAATTTGACGAGCAGACTAATCAGCGGCTTGACGATATCTATCACGAAAATCAGGCCGCAGTCAGGGAATTTTGGTTGCTGCATCAAACCGTCGTCGATCTGCATGAACAATTGTTAGACGCCATGAACAGCGGTATTTCACATGCTGAATTCCTGCGCATCGTGCAATGGATCGAGGAGTCTCCATGACTCAAGCATTTCGCTCCGGAAAAGGCCGCGTGTATCTCGCAGGCCCCATGTCCGGCATTGCCGATTTTAATTACCCCGCATTTAACCAAGCCGCCGAGCAGCTGCGCGCAAAGGGATTTATCGTGGAAAACCCCGCTGAAAACACCCCGCCCGCCTGTAACAGTTGGACGGGTTACATGCGTATTGCATTACGGCAAATGTTGCTGTGTGACATGTTGATTTTTTTACCCAACTGGCAGCAATCCAGAGGTGCCAATCTGGAATATAAGATAGCCCAGCAGCTATCAATACCCACATTTCAAATTGAGGAGGTGCTATGAGCACAGAGGTTAAACCCGTCGATATGACAGCCATTGCTCAGGCATTGGGCGAATTAAGCGGAGAGCTACGCGTCAGCCATCAAAACCAGCTGCGTGCGATTGAAATGCTGCGCGAAGATTTGCATCGAATTGAAGACGGCATGAACGAGCGGATTAACCGCTTGGAGGAAAGCGTGGGAAAACGTCTAGACGGCATGGGCGGACGTATTACGGCGCTGGAAGCGGAAGACAAGCGGCTGAGTGAAAAAATGGCGGGTTTGTCGGCTTTGGGCGGCACGGTGGGCGGTGCGTTGGCGGCGGCTGCGGTTGAGCTGATTAAACGGATGTAATCGTGGCACATCCACAAGAAACACGCGCCCACGTCCGCCGCTTGTATATCGAGGGCATGCCGCTGTCTGGCGCGTGTATTGCCGCCGATGTGAGTTATGACACAGGTCGGCTTTGGAAATCCACGGCACAGAAAAAAGGCGACGACTGGGACACGGCACGCTCTGCGTATCGGATCAGCGAGCAGGGGATTGATGATCTTAACAAGCAGCTGGTGGAAGATTTCGCACGGCAGGTGATTACAACCACGCGGGAGCTGGAAACCGCGCCGATACCGGCAGCGGAAAAAGCCCAGCTGTTAGCGCAATTGGCGGATGCGTATGCCAAGTTTTCCAAGGCGTTCAGCCGCATCAATCCGCAGTTTAGCGGGCTGTCGGTGGCGTTGGATACCTTGCGGATTATTGCCGATGAATTGCGCCAGCGCGATCCGGCGGCGCTGCGGGCGTTGCAGCCGTATTTGGAAGATATTGGGGCGGTGTTGGGGAAGCGGTATGGGTAAGCAACGCGAAATTGTTTGGGTTCCGGACCCAGCCGACGCGCGCTATATGGTGCCAAAAGACTGGGACATGTGGCATGACGGTCTGCAAAGACGAAATATTCCGCATATCCCGCGTAAGCGCATTGATGGAATGACACGAAAGCCGGCCCTCAAATCATGTTCGGAAAATCAACATGTCTGAAGTCATCGACATCCAAGAAGTCAAAAACTGGAAAGAATTCGAACGCGAGCTGGCCCTGCTCGGCGAGCAAATCCGCCAGCAGATCGAGCTGGAGTGCGAGGCGTTTGCGACCGATCCGGCGGCGAGCAAGGAGCGGCGCGAGCGTGCCTGGCACGACTACGGCTATTTCTGCAAAACCTATTTTCCGCACTACGTCCCCACGCCGTATTTCAGCCAATTTCACGAATTTATCTTTCTGCGCTTTCCGCAAGTGATCGACGGTGCCGCTGACGGTCGCGAAGTGCATCAAGCGCCACGCGGCGAGGCTAAATCCACCTACGAAACCCAGCTGGGGTCGCTGTGGTGCATCGTCACCGGCCGCAAGCACATGATCGGCATCATCATGAACACCGAGGAGCAGGCGGCGGAGATGCTGGAAAGCATCAAGGCCGAGCTGGATACCAATCCGCGCTTGATGATGGACTTTCCGGACGCCTGCGGTCGCGGTCGGGTGTGGCAAGCGACCACGGCCATCACCGCGAATAACATCAAGATCCGCATCGGCGGTACCGGCAAAAAGATCAGGGGTATGAAGCACGGCCCGCACCGGCCCGACCTGATTTTCCTGGACGACCTGGAGAACGACGAGAACGTCAAGGACAAGGGCCAGCGCGACAAGGTGCAGAAGTATGTACTCAGCGCGGTGCTGGGCTTGGCCGGACCTGGCGGTGGCATGGATGTGTTTTGGGTCGGTACCAGTTTGCATTACGACGCGGCGATTAACCGCGTCAGCCGCGCGCCGGGTTGGCGACGGAAGGTGTTTCGGTCGATCTTGAAATGGCCGGATCGGATGGACCTTTGGGACCAGTGGGAAACACTGTACACCCGCAGCGGTGACGATGACGAAAAGGAGCAGTTCGAAGCCGAGGCGCTGGCGTTTTATCTGAAAAATAAAATCAAAATGGATGCCGGATCGGTATGCAGTTGGCCGGAAGTAAGGCCGCTGTACCGGCTGATGTGTATGCGGGCGATTAATCACGATGCGTTTTCCCAAGAGCAGCAGAACGAAGCCGGAAACGACGAGAACGCACCTTTTAAAGATATTCAGTTCTGGCTCAATCGGCTATCTGACTGGGTTTATTTTGGCTCCATAGACCCTTCATTGGGCAAGAAAGGCACGGTTAAAGGCGACCCATCGGCGATTCTGGTCGGTGGATTGGATCGTAAAAAGATGGTGCTGGATGTGGTAGAAGCCGATATCGCCCGCCGCGTGCCGGATTTGATCATCAGCCGGGCGATTGATTTGCAAGCCGAGTATGGCTGTCTGGCCTGGGCAGTGGAAACGGTGCAGTTTCAGGCGTTTTTGCATAGCGAGTTGATCAAGCGCGCGGCGTTGAAAGGCATTGCCTTTCCGGGTATTCCGGTGGTGCCGGATACCGACAAGAGTTTGCGGATTATCAGCTTGCAACCGCATATCAACAACGGGCTGATTCGCTTGCACCGCAGCCAGTCCACGCTGATTGAGCAATTGAAATTCTGGCCGGAAGCGGACCACGACGACGGCCCGGATGCATTGGAAATGCTGTTTAAGATTTCCAGCCAGTTTGGTGGCGAATTTACATACACGTCGGCGGGCGGTGGACGCGGCAAGCAGCGTTCTACCAGTCGTCGTAGTGCTGATTATGATGAGGATTGGGATGATGACTAACAAACCCGACCTATTGCCGTGCCCGTTTTGCGGCGATGCCGATCTAAGCTGGCACGAAGATTATGATAGACAAGGTGCCTATAAATCACGCATGACTATCAGTTGCGGCTGTGGCGTTGAAATGAAAGACGAACGCTGGCACTGGACGGCCAAGGATTTAAGAAAAATTCAGCGAGAATCCATTCAATCCCGTTGGAACAATAGGAAAAACCATGATTAAACAAGCCAAAGCCGCACTAGCCAAACTCACCCAGGTCAGTAAAAAAGGCCTGGAAACTCTGCAAGCCGGGGCACGATCCACGCAAAGCACGGCGTTGAATTATGCCAGTGTCAACACACTGGACCCGACGCGCCTGGCGAATGCGTTTTCTCAAGCCGACCAGGGTTACATCACCGACCAGGCCACGCTGTTTGAGCTGGTGGAAGAACAAGACCCGCATATTTTCAGCGAGCTGGGCAAGCGGCGCCGCGCGGTGACGGGTTTGGGTTGGGATTTGCACCCACAAGATGACGCTACTCAAGCGGAGATCGATCGCACCAAAGAGTTAAAAGACATGCTCTGTAAAATCCCGCGTTTTGAGGATGCGCAGTACGATTTGACCGATGCGATTGGCAAAGGCCTGGCGGCGCTGGAGTTCGATTGGCAGACCGGCAGTGAGTGGATACCTAAAGCATTGAATTGGGTACCCCAACGCGAGTTGCAGATCGATATCAAAACCGGTGAGTTGATGTACGTAAAAAACGGCATGCCGGAAGCGTTGCGCCCGTGGGGTTGGGTGGTGCATGAGCACCGGGCTAAGTCAGGGTACATCGAGCAGGCCGCATTGTTTCGGGTGTTGGCGTGGACGTATGCCTACAAAGCCTACAACATCCGCGACATGCAGCGGTTTTTAGAATTGTACGGCATGCCGATCAGGTTGGGTAAATATCCGAGCGGGATCGGTAAAACGGAGCGGGATCAGCTCTTAAAAGCGGTACGCAATATCGGCAACGATGGCGCGGGCATTGTGCCCAGTACCATGGCGATTGAGTTCATCACGGCGCAAAACGGCAAGATTGATGATTTTATCAATGCCACCGAATACTGGGAGCGCAAGCAATCGTTGGCTATTTTAGGCGGCACGCTAACCAGCCAGGCGGACGGTAAGACCAGTACCAACGCGCTGGGTGTGATTCATGACAAAGTGCGGCGGGAGATTATGCTGCACGACGTGCGGCAAATCGAGCCCACGCTGAATAGTCAGATTATCAAGCCGATTGTGCTGTTGAATGGGCTATTTACCGAAGACCGCATACCGGTTTTGCGCTATGACACGGCGGATGAAGTTGACCAGAAAGCCATCGTCGACGTGCTGAAAATTGGCGCGGAATTGGGCATGGAGATTGATCTGGATTGGGCGCATGAAGCGTTGCAGATTCCACGCGCAGGCAAAGAAGCCAAGATTTTAAGTGCGTCCGGACGCACTGCCGCACCTAATCAAGCTGGGGCGGCATTGACTAGGCTGGCGGCATTAGCCAAGCAACAGACGGATGGCGATATCGTCGGTAATTACAGTCAGCAGCTGGCGGCGTTGTGCATGCCGCATGAAGAGGCGGCGATTCAGCAGATTGCGGCGGTGGTGGCAGCGGCGGGTTCGTTTGATGAGGCGATTGCCGGGATTGAGGCGTTGAATTTAAGCGGTTCCACCTGGGCGGAGTCGTTGCAATTGGGATTGGCGGCGGCGCATTTGGCGGGGCGCGGCGATATCGGTGGTACATCGTGAGTATGCATATTGAATGGACGCATGGTGTGGGGCGGGTGTTTGATGGCAGTTTGTCATTTGCTAATCACGACTCGTTTTTCTCGGTCATGTCGATCGATAAGATTGGCCCTGATTGTGTGTTGGTATCGGCTGATTTAACTCAGCGTAAGCTCAAAAAGTCGGATATCGAATCGATTTATCAAGCATTAAAAGCGGCGGGATTTGCGCTAATGCATTGCTGGAGAAAAGTAGGTAAACGAGTGCCGCGCGGCGCTCGCAATGGGCGGATATTGCGGACGGTGGGCGATTTGTCATTGTGGGAGATTGAGCTGTGACCGATTCGCCCGCGCAACTGCCCTTTAGCCAGGCGATTGAGTTTTTTAAAAACAAAATCCAACTGCCGACAGCCAGCTGGACGGATATTTGGGAGCAGCAACATAGCCACGCCTTTGTGGTGGCCGGTGCTGCGCAAGATGCATTGGTGGAGGATTTTTATAACGCGATTCAGTCGGCCAAATGGGGTGGCGGCGGTTATGAAGATTTTCGAAAGCAGTTTGATGCGATTGTGGCCAAACACGGCTGGAGCTACAACGGCTCGGCGGGTTGGCGGAGTAAGATCATCTATGACACCAATATCAATCAGTCGTATAACGCGGGACGCTATCAGCAGATGGTGGCGGTCAAGCATCTGCGGCCATTTTGGGAGTATGACCACACCTCGATTGAGCATCCAAGGCTGGAACATAAAGCCTGGGATGGTTTGATTCTGTCGGCTGATGATGTGTGGTGGGACACGCACATGCCGCAGAACGGTTGGGGCTGCCGCTGCCGGGTTAATTCATTATCCAATTACGAGGCCGAGCAGGCCTGGCAGGCTAAAGGCCAGTCCGGACCGGATACCGCGCCGCCGATTGAGTGGGAGGAAAAGACCGTAGGCAGCAAAGGTGCGACGCCGCGTACTGTGCAGGTTCCAAAAGGGATTGATCCTGGGTTTGCGTATAACCCTGGTAAGGCTTATTTGGAACCGTTGACTGTGCCGCCGTTGACGGGTTATGACGTGGTTTTAAAGCAGCGGGATAAGCCGTGGCCGACAGGGTTTAAGGTGCCTGAGATGCCGAAACCGACTAAGGTTTCGCCGAATATTTTATTACCGGCAGACATTGCGCCTGAAATGGCTGTTGAAGAGTTTTTGTCTATTTTTGGCGCGACAATGGAGGAAGGTGCGGCGTTTACGGATGCAGCAGGCAGTACGTTGGCGATTACAAAGGCACTGTTTCAAGATGGTAAAGGCGATTTTAAATGGTTGGCTAAGGCCGATAAATCGCATCGTTTGCCTTATATGAATCTATTGGCAATGACGCTGTTGGAGCCGGATGAAATCTGGTGGCTTTGGGTGCAAGATGCTAAAGAAAATGGCCGATGGCGGTTGAAAAGGCGCTATTTAAGAGCGTTTGAAATTGCTGGAAGTAATGAGTTTGCCTACGGTATTTTTGAATGGAAGCAAACAGGCTGGGATGGCTCGACCGTTTTTATGGGGTCTCAGAAGTCTGAGAAATCACGCGAAAAGTATTTTGATGGGCAGCGCGACGGGCGAATGATGTTCAAGAAATAAAAAACGCGGCCTTTTGAGGGGTCGCGTTTTGCGGATCGGATACTGTGCAGTAGCGCGCATGGCGCAGTCTGACCGATTCACACCTTTATTATATAGGCGACGGCGGATTATGCAATTTGAAATCGAGTTTGAGACGCGGCATTTGATCAATATGCTGGAGATAGCACGTCAGGAAATTGCTAAACCGGACGAAATTTTAGGATCTATTGGTGAGTCGTTATACCGGGCTAACTCAAAGCGTCATAATGCTGGTAAAGATCCCGATGGAAAAGAGTGGAAAGAATTGTCAGGGGTAACACTGGCAAAAGGTGATCGTAAAGGAGGACCGCTCAAACGTACTGGCAGGATGTTGGCAAGCCTTAATTATGCGGTGACTGACGACACGTTGATTTTAGGGTTCGATGAGCCAAGGGTGGATGGTCGTTTGCCAGGGTTTCATCAGCGAGGGCATGACAAGACTGATCGTCATCCTGGACTACCTAAAAGGGAATTATTAGGGTTTCCGCAGGCCGATCGTGATTTAGTTGAGCATGTGACTGTTGATCATTTAACGCGTATTTTAAAGCGTGTTCGATGAGGTAATAAACGGCATTTAAACGGTATAAATTAAGCGTATGCAGTGCCTAATTTTCTAATATTCTGGCCAATATTTACAGGCATTCATGCCAAATCTGTCCGGAATTCAAGATTTCTTGTTAATTCCCTGAATCCCGCGAAATCCGTGATATTTGGGCGAATTTTTGTCTTTGTTGTTGTCCGGTTTCTACCTCCTCCCTACTAGAGTTTGCTGTTTTTGATGCCTTTGAAAGCAAACAAGCGCCGACCATGACACAGTGCGTACCACTGGAAATACTCGCGCCACAATAATTCAAAAAATATCCAGTAGGTCGATTCATTCGCACCCG